ACTTAAAGGTAATGTAGGAATAAACACAACATCAACCCCAGAGGCATTATCAATTCAAGGTAAAATCTCTATAAATGATGGAGGTAATTCTGTTTTTATAGGGGAAGATGCAGGTTTAAATGATGATGGAACGGATAATAGAAATGTTGCAGTTGGCTATTATGCACTTCAATCTAACACCACAGGATTTCAAAACACAGCCAATGGTTTTCAAGCACTTCAATCTAACACCACAGGATTTCAAAACACAGCCAATGGTTCTTTTGCACTCCGAAACAACACCACAGGATTTCAAAACACAGCCAATGGTTATTTTTCACTCCTATCCAACACCGCAGGAAATAGTAACACAGCCAATGGCTATTTTTCACTCCAAGACAACACCACAGGGTATCAAAACACAGCCAATGGTTCTTATGCACTCCAAGACAACACCACAGGGTATCAAAACACAGCCAATGGTTATGCTGCAGGTAGATTTATCTCAAATGGAGGACCCAATGAAACAGGTAATAATTCCTTATATTTAGGATACAATACCAGACCTCTAAATGATGGGGAGACAAATCAAACAGTTATAGGGTATCAAGCAATAGGTAATGGTTCAAACACTGTTACTATTGGGAATAGTAATGTTACCGATACTTACCTAAAAGGTACTGTACACATAAATGATATAATACAATTAGAAAGAAGAGAAACAACCCCTCCAACCCCGGAAGAAGGAATGATAATCGCATCAGGTTCAGCAGGATCTAGTGTACTCTATTACTTTGATGGTACAGGATGGAATCCTCTATTTTAAATTTTAGTAAATGATACGAGAAGGAATTTGGTTATTTGAAGGCAAAGTTATAACAAGTATAGACGATATGCCGGAGGGTACATATGGGTTTATTTACGAGGTTGTGCACATACCTACAAAAAGTAGGTATATAGGTAAAAAAGTCCTATATTTCGAAAGAAATAAAAAACTAGGTAAGAAAGAAACAGAAGCTCTTAAATTAGAGAGAAAGCAGAAAGGACTAAAGGGTAGAACTCCAAGTAAGAAAAAAGTCATAAAAGAATCTGACTGGAAGACATACTACGGGTCTCAAAAAGAGATCAAAAATCTAGTAAAGGAAGGTAAACCAGGAGACTTCAGTAGAGAGATATTACAATTTGTTCCAAATAAAAAATTATTAACATACTATGAAACTAAATACTTATTTGTCAGAGAGGTATTAGAGAATAGAAACAATTACCTTAATGATAATGTTTTAGGTAAGTTTTATAGAAAAGATTTTTTCAATGATAAAGATTAAAGACATATTAACTACTCCATCTCTAGACTACCACATTAAACACGGACTCTCTTTGCATGAGAATGTCTACCGGTACTCTAGTGAATCTTTTATACAACTATTTAGAGAAGCTAGAACAGCTCACAGAGACGGTATTATACATCTCAATAAATTAGATAAACAGTTACTTGAAACTACAGACATAGGGGAGTACGGTTTATTTGAAGGACAAAAAGTACCATTAGATTTACCTATGATACAGGAAAGTGGAGCAGACACTATATGGGAAGATAAAGAAGGTAATAAAATAACATTACAGGATATATTAAGTTTAACCAAAGGTATTCCTATAAAGCAATACCCTACAGAAAAGTTATCTAATATAGTTTTAAAATGGGACAATAATCCTGAAGAGATAGAAAGAATAGATCAAGTAGAAGTTTCTGAAAAGTACCCTATTTTAATTATGGCAAATGAGGATGGGAAAATACAATGGATTTTAGATGGTAATCATAGAACACAAAAAGCTTTAAACTCTAAATCCAAAACCATTCCAGCTAAAATTATTAAACCTTCAATGTTAAGTGATAAAGCTAGAAAAATCTTACTAAATATAGATAATAAAGGTACATTAAAAGAAAATGAAATAACACCCCAAGATAAAAAAATAGCTGATGAAATTTTATCAGGATTAAATGAAGGAATGTTAGATGGTGTTGTAGATAAAATGAAAAAATATGCAAGTAAAAGCCTACTTACCCTATCAGTTTTAATGGCATTAACTCAAGGCTTACAAGCACAAAACGTTCCTCAAAATGATATTGATTCTATAAACCAAACAGGTACAGAATTAGTACAAACCACAAACCCAATTGACAAAGAATCAAAACAACTTCTTAAAGACAATCTAGGTAAACAACAAGCCAAACAGATAGAAAATAAAGCTAAAGAATTAAATGCTTTTGTAACAGTGGTGAAAGGTACTAATAGAAATGCTATTAAATCTCAAGCCCAAATGCAAGCAAAAGCAAACCAACAAGGTACGAGTGGGATAAAATTAGTTGATGACAGCACTTTTTCTGTAGATGGTAAGTATATGTATGTAATGTATTACCAAGTTAAAGGTTTCTCTCTTAATGAAGCAGAATATCAAGGTAAAGATGTAGATTTAAATAAACCAAAACGTGGTGGATCTAAAGCATATTATGTTTATGTGAAAGATGGAGACAAAGTAAAAAAAGTATCGTTTGGATCAGGAGGACTTAAAGCTAAACTCAACGATAAAGAAGCGAGAAACTCTTTTGCTAAAAGACATGACTGTAAAAATAAAAAAGATAAGACAAAACCAGGGTATTGGAGCTGTAGATTACCTAGATATGCAAAACAACTAGGTATGAAAACAAATTATACAGGGTTTTGGTAACAGAAGACATAAAATACTTCCACCCGTATGAAGATATAGATGGAGTTCGTATCTTTAAACCAGATATAAATCAAGACCAGCTTGTTTGGCATAGGGATTATGAAGATAGAATTTTAGATATTGAACAAAATACAGACTGGAAAATACAGTTTGATAATGAACTACCCATACCAATCAAAAGAGGACTATTTATACCTAAAGGAGTTTATCATAGATTAATTAAAGGAAAAAATAGTTTAAAAATTAAGATTAAAAAAATATGAAACTAATAAAATCATTACTAGAAGGGTGGGAACCGGAAAAAAGAACAGTAAACGGAGATGTTACTAAAAGCAAATACACCGGCTTTGCCGATACTCTAGGAGATTTCACTAAAGCTATAAAAAGACTACCAGATTCTATCGAAAGTATATCCATACCAATCGATACATCCCCGTATAAGTCGTCAAGTAATATGAAGAAAATCACTCCTCAAGGTGATTGGAAAGAAGAGGTTATCAACCACATTGCTGATCTCAGTAAACAAGTACAAGATGATGGTCAAACTATAGAAGGATATAGCATAAAATCTATGACTCCTGATAAATTTACAGTTCTAATACATTCAGATAAATCTGAAAAATTTGCCGATGATATGAGTAAAGGTAAGCACGGTTCTTTAGACTAATCTAGCAAAGCATAAAACACTTAACATACTTTATTTATAAAAAGTTGCCTTTAAAGGTATAAGTTCTTATATTAGAATCTAAACAGTTATATGGACTATAGTTTTTTATTAGGCTCCTTAGAGAGTGTATTAGGGAAGAGTCATAAGAGAGCTAGAGACAACTACGCTTTTAATTGCCCTGTATGCAATCATAAAAAACCTAAATTAGAAGTTAATCTAAAAACCAACGATAAAGGCCATAATCCCTGGGAATGTTGGGTTTGTGGTAAGGAAGGTACTAGGGGAATGACAATATTCTCACTTTTAAAAAAAATTAGAGTACCTAAATCTGAAGCAGTTGAGATCCTAAAATACGTCAAGAAAGGTGAAAAGTATAACTATAAGATTGAAGATACAGTCACCCTACCAGAGGACTTTACGCCACTTTACCAAGCAACCGACTCTTCTGTAATTGCTAATAGGTATAAAAAATATTTATATGGGAGAGGACTTACCGATAATGATTTTATTAAATATAATATTGGATACTGTAGAACTGGAGAATACGAGGGAAGAATCATACTTCCAAGCTATTCTTCATCCAATAGAATCAATTTTTTTACTGCAAGAGCTATCGGAGATGCATACAACAAATACATGAATCCTGAAGCAAATAAGGATATAATATTTTTCGAAAATTTAATTAACTGGGATAAACCTTTAATTCTATGTGAGGGTGTTTTTGATGCAATTGCTATAAAAAGAAACGCAATACCGATACTAGGTAAAGGTATTTCAGATAGACTTAAATTAAAAATTATTCAATCAGAAATCCAAGATATTTATGTTGCATTAGACGGAGATGCTTTAAATGTTGCAATAGGATACTGTGAAGAATTTATAAAATTAGGAATTAATGTATACCTTGTAGAACTCGGAGATAAGGATCCAAGTGATATAGGATTTGAAAACTTTACAAAACTAGTACAAACCGCTAATAAATTAGAATTCTCAGACCTAATGAGATATAAGATAGAGATGATATGATAAAACAAGGAACTGACATATTGAAAGCTAACGAGAAGAATAGGTTGAATTTCGATCCTAAACTCAAGCAAATTAATTTCTTAGATAGAAGAGTATATAAGAGAGGGGAAGATATTTACTACCCATCTGTTACTACTATTCTCCAATATATGCCTAAAAATAGATTTTTTGAATCTTGGCTAAAAGATGTAGGACATAACTCAGATATAATTAAAAATAGAGCAGCTAAAGAGGGTACCCAGGTACATGAAGCAGCAGAAAAATTAGTACTTGGTGAGGAAGTACAATGGATGGATGATTTTGGAAAAGCAAAATATAGTCAACTTGTATGGAGTATGATATTAAAATTTGCAGATTTCTGGAAGACGTACAAACCTGAATTAATTGGTGCAGAAGATTTTGTATATTCTGACGAACATAAGTACGCAGGAACTGCTGACTTGATTGTAAAAATGGACGGTGAAATATGGTTACTTGATATAAAGACGTCAAATGCTCTTCATAAGAGTTATGACTTACAGTTAAGCTCTTATGCAAAGGCAATAAAAGAAGTCAAAGGTATAGAGATAGAAAGGACCGGTATCATATGGTTAAAAGCAAGTACTAGAGGTCCTTCTAAGAAGAAAGGAGTGTACCAAGGTAAAGGATGGCAAATTAAACCTATCGACGATATTGATAAAAACTTTAAACTATTCTTAAACATTTACGAATTATACAAACTAGATAACCCAGAAGTAAAACCTCTCTATAGAACATACCCTACCAGTATAAAACTATAAGCCCTATTTATTAGTAAACTAGTTGGAGATATGAAATAATATCTCTATATTTAGGTAAAATAATAAAATATGGGAGGAAATATATTTGATAAAGCAGCACCGATAAAGAAGGAACATATAGAACCGACCTTGGAAATGTTCTACCAGCAATTGGGTTCCGTTTTTCCTAACGCTAAAAAGCATTTCAAAGGTATTCGAACACTAGGTTCAGTAGGTAAAAAAGACTTCTCAGGAGATATCGATTTAGCATTATCCGGGAAAGTATTTAAAAGAATAGAGGATTGGAATTTAGAAGAAGATAAAACACAGGAACTATTCAAAAAATTTAAAAAAAGAGCAAGAACAGCTACTGATAAACAACTTATTAAAAGAGCAATTATAGTAGGAATTGCTGATATTTTGGATGCAAGTAATACCGATATTAAAGTAGATACTAAAGGTTCTGGTTCTGGTGCATTATTTTTGTCTTTCCCGCAATTTAATGAAGATAAAGAAAAACTACCAGAGGATGTTCAAATTGATATTAACGTAGGAGATGTAGACTGGTTATCTTTTGCTTACTACTCAAGTATATACAAAGGGAACGTAAAAGGTTTACATAGAACTCAATTAATGTTAGCTCTATTTACTAATAAAGGGTATACTTTTTCACACAATTACGGAGTAAAGAGTAAGGAAACGCAAGAGATTGTAGCGAAAACTCCTAGAGAGGCAATTGAGTTACTATCTAACTTATACAACGCCGAGTTTACGGAACAAATATTAGAAGATTATTTTAAACTTTTTGAGTTTTTAAAAAATAACCTCGATAAAGATGAACTAGAGGATATTTTAGATATCTACATTAAAATACTAGATAGAACTAGAGCAGATGTACCGGAAGACTTGCAAAAATACTGGGTAGATAACCAAGAAAGACTGAAACTTACCGGTAAATTTCTACCAGACGATTCAAAGTTAGCCCCATTTAAAAACCAGTAGAATGTCAGGAGTAGCAGGAGGAAATCGAATAGAAAAAGCAGACGTACAGAGAACTTTTGACAAATATGTCAAAGATATTCTAGAAAAGATAGACGGGTTTAAAAAAGCTTCTCTATCTGGAAGTGTTAAAGTAGGTACTAAACCAGACTACGGAGACTTAGACATTATCACACACTTTGAAGGGGACGACAAAAGAGAAGTTAAAAAAAGAATCATATCACTAGTCAAATCTAAATCTAATGATACAATTGTTCCTTTCAAAAGTGAGAAATACGAAGGTAGAAAATATTACAATTCTGGTGAAATAATCACAGTACTTTTTCCTATCGTAGGTAAAGAAGATGAGTATATACAAGTAGATAATATAATCGCTTTGTCAGAGGAAGAACATAGTTTTAAAAACAATTTTTTAGACGTACCTGCCGAAAAACAAGGTTTGATCCTAGGATTAGCAAAAATAATACTACTTGAAGAAGTACCAGAGAAAGTCTTCGAAAGAATGGGAATCACCGATATTCCTTCACTTGAAGAGGATGAGGAATTAGAATTCAATCTAAGTTCAAATAAATTAACTCTAAGAAAAGTTAAGCTAAAGGACTTTAAAACCGTTCGAAAAGAGGAAATATGGTCTTCAACAAATTGGGGACTAATAGAGAAATTATTTGAGAATTTTAATATCGAAGGCACATTTGAAGAACTTCTAAAAGATATAAAAAATAAGGTACGTAATCCTAGATCAAAAAATAGAATAAAGGGTATATTTAGAAGCATGGTTAGTGTAAAGTCCGGAGAAGTAGGTACTCCTAAGGGAGATAATAAGGAAAAAGCCTTAAAAGCAGTTGACCTTTTACTTGAAAGAGGGTTAGGGAAAACTGTAGCATTATACGCAGGAGGATTTAAACCGCCTCATAAAATACATTTTACTAATGCAGAGATACTAGGTTCAAAAGCAGATAAATTAATAATTTTCATAGGTCCTAAGATTAGAGAAGGAGTTAAAATTACACCCGAACAATCTAAAGATATATGGCAAATCTACAATATGTATTTAAATGTACCTGTTGAAATAATTGTAAGCAAAGTATCCCCTATTAGAGACCTTTACGAATGGGTTGATGAAAATAAAGTAGAATTTGACAATATAGTAACAGGGACTATAAAATCTGAAAGCGGAAAATTTAAATATTTTGAAAAAAATAAAGAGAAATATAAGAATGTAGATATAGTAACATTGCCTGAAGTGAGAATCGAAGATAATAAATTCTCAGCTACATCTATTAGAAACTCTAAAGAATACACACTTTCAGGTAAATGGATTCCTAACTCAGTTTCTACTCAAGACAGGAAGAAAGTAGTAGATATAGCACTTAGAAACGCCCCTAACGAAAAAGAAATAAATATGCAGGAAGAATTAAATAACGCTTTAAATTCTATATTTGAAACTAATGAAGACAGTATTAACGAAGGTTCATCAGGAACTCATATAGGACATAACAGCGTTACAAGATCAGAAAACAGAGCTGAATTAGTTAATGCTTACGAAATTTTATCAAACACCCTAGACCAAGAAAATTTCGATATTAACTTTAACCAAGACCATATTATAGTAAAAGTTAGGCAAGAAGGTGAAAAACTTAATTTCGATTATACACCTTATATGTCTTCAATTTTAGAGCATATGATTGATGAAGGAATGAATATTATTCCTTTACCTGAGGTGAAGATAAGGAAAGATATAGCAGAATCTGCCAACTTTTTCGGTAGAACGGCTTACTATAATCCTAATGAAAATACAATAGTTCTATATACTCACAACAGACATCCTAAAGATGTGATGAGATCTTTTGTACATGAAATGATTCATCATACTCAAAATTTAGAAGGAAGAATCAAAGAGATTAGAACAGCTGATACAAACGAAAGCAACATTCTATTAGAACTAGAAAAAGAAGCATACCTTCAAGGAAATATAACATTCAGGAATTGGGAAGATAAAGTTAAGAATTCATAACATATGAAAAAAAAGGTTACACCAGAAGAATTAGTAGAAATAACATCGAAAGTTCTAACAGAAGTAGAAAATACATACGGGTTTTCAAATTACCAACCTTCACTACCTCACATATATTTGAGTGGTGATGACATAGATGGAACAAAAGGGGAATATTGTTTCATTATTAATGAAATTACCTTATATTACACAAATATTAATAGCATGGAAGAATTAATTAAAACATTAATTCACGAATACCAGCACTACTTACAATCACCTTCCTGGTTTACCAGGTACTACAATATGGGATACTCTTACAACGACCACCCTTATGAAGTACAAGCTTATAAAGAGGAAGAAAAATGGGAAAAGATATGGAAAAAAGTCTCGTAGATTTACTTGATGCTCATCAAATACCGGAAGAAAAAGAAATACCACATTATAATATCTACTGTGATATGGATGGGGTATTAACAGATTTTGAAAAAAGATTCAACCACTTTACAGGCCAAGAACCAAAAGAATACAAAAACAGATACGGTGAGAGAGCATTTTGGCATCTTATAGATGTGGAGATTGGTTTAGAATTTTGGTCTAAAATGCCGTGGATGCCACAAGGAAAACAGTTATGGAATTTTATCCAAAAGTATAACCCTCAACTATTAACATCCCCTTCTAGAGATAATAATTCAAGACTAGGTAAGAACTTATGGGTGAGAAATAATCTAAACCCACCACCAAAAGTAATTTTTGCATACTCATCAGACAAACAGAGATATTCAAATAATAATTCAATTCTTATCGATGACAAAGGTTCAAATATTGAGGAATGGATTTCAAAAGGAGGTATTGGATTGAGATGTAAAGATGGAAATATTCAACCAATAATAACAAAACTTAGAAACTTAGGTTATGAGTAACGATACACTACTTAAAAAGGAATTTAAACAATCCGATGTACAGAGAGTAAGGAATATAGTAAACAAGGATTTTACTTCAAAAACTAAATCTCAAATAGGATATGATAAAAGCCACAGAAAACACAAAGAAGGAGAGGTATGGGAAGAAAGCGGTAAGACATGGACTATTAAAAATGGTATAAAGCAAAATATTACAAAACTACATAATGTAAAAAAATCAATCAGAGTTCCTCTAAGATGTCCAAAATGCGGAGGTACAATGCAACACCACCTAGCTAAAAAAATGTATAAAATACATGGATTTTGTTTCGATCCTTGTACAGTTGAATACGAAGCATCTTTAAGAGCTGCTGGATTATACGAGCAGTATGAAAAAAGAATGATACAAGGGAACATGAAACAATTCATCTCAGACATACAACAATGGGCAGAAACCCATATAAATATATCATCAGACTTTGTTACTGAAGATGGAGATATCGAAAATTGGAAAGGAAATAAAAAACATAAAACCAAAATTTTAGATAACATAAAACAATATACAGACCGGTTAACTGAACACATTAAATAACCATATTTATATGTAAAGATTTAAAACTACACTGCTTTACAAATAAAATATGGATCAAAAACAACTACTTGAACAAGTACTATTAGAACTCTCATTAATAAAGAATGGAATTCCTAACGGAGAGTTAAAGCAGGTTACAGATTCGGTTAAAGATATAAAAGAAGATATTGCTGACCTAAAAAGGCTATTACTAAATCCTGAGAAAGGGGTAATAGTTAAAGTAAATAAAAATACTGAATTTAGAGAGGAAAGAGAGGCTGAATCAAGTACTAACTTTAAAAATATACAAGACCTTCAAGACTTAAAAGCATGGAAGGATACTGTTACTAAAGCACTCTGGATAATCTTTTCTGCACTAATAGGGATTGTAGTAAAAATCATATTTTTCAATGAATAAACCTAAAAACAGTAAAAAGAAGGGAATGACAGCTTTTATGAGAGAGCTTGTAAAAGAGGTTCTATCTGAAAAAAAGAAAGGAATTGACGGCAAAGCCTGCTGGAAAGGTTATAGATACGGTGGAACGAAAGACGGTAAAGATATATGTACTAAAGTCAAAAAACCTAAAAACGAATCGATTAAGAAAGAAACTAAAGAGGCTCCTAAAGGACATTATTTTACTAAATCTGGGAATTTGGTCAAAGGTAGAATGACTGCAGCTGCAAAAGAAAGAGGTGCACGTAAAAGCGATCCAAAAGACAACCAAAGATCTAAAGTACCTCCAGTTACTCAATATACCGAAACTGCTGATCCGCAAGATGGCAAAGCTGCACCATATGGTTCCGGATTTAAAAAAGCCTCTAATAAGAGCCTTAAGGAGCAAAAAGCAACATGCTGTGGTAGATGCGGTAGGGTACACTTACCTAAAAGCAAAGGAGGGGATGGATGTAAAAAGCCTTACTTATCTAAATCGTCTCCTAAACATTGTAAGAATAAGTAATATGAAAATAAAAGAAGTTGTAAAAGATCTAGTCAAAGAAGGTAAATTATCTGATTACGGAGATAACAATACCCCTGCAGCTCTGAGAAAAGAAATAGAGATTGAAGGAGAAAAAGTTAAACCTGAAGACGCTATTACCGACCTAGACTTGAATACTTTAAGCAGAAACCAGACCATTAAAGAGTATAGATACGGACCATTAAATCCTAACGATAAAGAAGGTACTCTAGAATTTTGGCAAGATAAAGCTAAAATGTGGAATACTTCAATTAAACATGCTAAAACAGCTAGATGTAGCAACTGTGCCGCTTTTGATCAAAAACCCGGTACTATAGAAAAGATTGCATCTGCTATAGGAGAGGATGGTGAAGAGATTGTAAAAAAAGCTGATCTAGGGTTTTGTGAATTTTTCTGGTTTAAATGTGCTGGAGCTAGAACCTGTGATGCATGGGTTGGTAAACAAAAAAAAGAATAGTGAAAAAATTAGAGTTATCAAAATTAATAAAAGAAGTATTATCCGAAACCATACGTAAGGTAGATGGTAAATATGTTGTATATCCTGAGAATGGCGGTGAGAGATTAGGTACTCATAATACCCGTAAAGAAGCAGAAGATCAGCTCACAGCTATACATCTTAATAAAGAATCAAACGACTATCAACCAAGAAATCCAGGAATACTAAAAAAGAGATTAGGAAATTTGTCCTGTACTAAAGTACGTAAAGAGAGACAAGGTCTTAAAGATAAAGGAACTACTTATGCTAAAGCACTTCAAAGATACTTAAACTACCACTGCCAATGATACTAACAAAAAATCAATTCGACCCTAACGCATATTGGTCAGAACCTACCAGTAACGTAGAACTTTTAAGGTCTCCTTCGTGTGTAGACCTATTTGATCAAAATGGCTATCACTTAACAAAAGCAGAACAAGCTTTTGCTGAAAACAATAACTACCCTCTCATAGGACGTAGACATGAAACCCTACTCAGACAAGACTGGTTAAAATGGGGGAAAGTAGATGGTGCGCATATAAATCATTCTGATATTTTTGAAAGAAAAGGATACACAGGAGATGCTTTAACACAGTTAAAAACACATGCTGATACCAACCCGCTTCTTTTTAAATTAATAAAAATGAAGCCTAAATGGGGTATAGATATATCAATTGACTATGTCTCAAAAGACCATGTATTTGAGGTTTTTCACTACGAATGGGATAGTTTTGATTACGGTAAAGTTGTAATGAAAAAGAAAGAAATTGAGGAATTTATACTTTCAAAAAACTGGGATGAAGAAGCAGAAAAATTAATTGAATTAAAAGATAAATGGTACAATCTTCCATTTTTTGAACAGACTGAATGGAGAACAGATTACTTTGGATTAGAACCGGAAAAATTCAAAAATGTAATATGGGAAGATTAAAACTATTTATAACATATATACCAAGTCTTAATAAAATCTATCATAATGACATATAGTGAGATAAAAGAGAAATTAAATAAATGTGAACTAGTACTGACAAAGATTAGAAACGAGGAAAACTCCGGACAACTTTCAGCTAGCTTACAGGAAAAAAAAAGCAAGATACTCATGCTGAGAGAGAATTTAAACAAGGAATTAAAAATCTTAAACGAGGAGAAAGGTATAGTATCTACAGATGATCCGGATGATGCAGAAGACTTAGCAAAAAAAGGAATCAACGTCAAATTGACTAACGAAGAAGAAAATGGAGTAGAATTCTCGAAAGAGGAAACTAAAAATATTGCTAAAGAAACCGGACGTGCTTTAATCTTAGCTTTAAGAGAGGCAGGTGATGAGATAGATACAATAAAAGCACACAATATAGAGCCAAACTCATTTGAAATCTACGTTAAATATAAGAACGACTTTGAAGATGATTTCTCTTTTTACATAGATAAAGATAATTTACACCTTGTAGATTTTAGTTTTGACAAAGAAATAGGTGAAATCGGGATCAAACCATCAGGAGAAGCAATAATACATGATGATTTAATCAAAAATAATCTTCTGAAGCATTTTAGATCATTAAATGAACAGGATAGTAAGGGTAGTAAGTATATTACACTTCTAGATATGTTCAAAAATGCTCCAATGGCTAAAAAAATTGAACTCAAGCCAAAATTAGAGAAAGCAGCCAAGCAATTAGGGATTAAGTTAGATTTATCAGGACCTGCCGGTATATATAAAGAAGGGAGAGATTTAGATGTAGGACATCAAGATGATGAACCCGGTATGTTAAAAAGATATGTTTATGATTCTGCAGTATATGCTGCTAAACTCTATAAAAGCCTAAACAGATATGATCAAATAGAAGGTGAAGTAGATTTTCCTAATTGGTGGCAAGAAAAGGTTATGAGAGCTAGAGAGGATCTTTCAAAAGCTCAACATTACTTAGAATTTGAAGAAAAACAACCATTCTTAGACCAGCTTGCTTTAGAGGAAAGTAAAACGATTAAGGAAATAAAATCATTCGAAGAATCCGGGTTAATGATTGTAGGTAGAACTCAATTAGATAATACCGAAATAGAACACGTTTTAGATGAGTTAGGTTTACACGGGGAATGGAATGCAAGAGAAGGGTACTGGCATCTCCCTGAAGAAGAAGAGAATTATGATGAATTAGAAAAAATACTTCAAAAGAAATTTGATGAAAGGGATATTAATGCATATTTTGAAGGTATATTTGAAAACGTTATAAGGGAAGAGTTTAAGCCAAATGTTGCCCCTGGTTCTACTTATGCAATAGAGGTAAAAGATGCCGGAAACAAAATCAGTCTCACTCAAGACAATAATCAAGAAATTGTAGTACATAAAGAAGATGTTGACCAGCTTATAGAGACATTAAAAAAGATATAATGAATAAAAAGCAAATAAAAGAAATAATTAAGCAAGCATACTTGGAAATTCTTTTAGAACAAGATATAGCACCAGAAGAGCAAGGAGATCCTGATGCAAGTGATGAAACTGTACTTGAAGATGCTACCGATACGATCCTTGAAAAGTTCCCTACTGTTAGAAAAATTCTTACTAAACTAATGACTGAGGACTTTAAAGAGTTTGTAGAAACAATAAATTGGATATCACCTAAACCTACATCTTTTAGAATAGTTTTGAAAAACGGTCAAGATTTCGACTTAACATGGATGGGTAAGAATTTTCAAGCAACTATTTTAGGAAAAGATTACTTTTTAGGAAAAGTTAACGAATTTCAACAAGCTCTTGACAAACTAGGAGTATTGTATCAAGAAGCACCAATGTCTGGTGCTGGAGAAGAAGAACCATTAGATAGTGAATTCGGCGGTGATGCCGGAGGTGGCGGTGGTGGTGGAGATTTTCCTGGAGACGAACCAGCCGGTGGAGAATTCGACGAACCAGCAGGAGAAGAGGGCGGTGAAGATCTAGGAGACGCAGAAATAGATTTTGAAGAACCAGCAGAAGAACCAGAATAAAAATCACCAATGAATTTAGTAGATAAAGTTATACAAGAATGGTCATATAGAACAAATAAGGGATATCCTGACATTAATTGTAAGCAGGATATGGACTTGTTTGAGACTATATTTGGTTTCAGATTAGAAAATATACTAAAGGAGCAGGAAGATACTGAAAACAATACTTATGATAAACTTAACTACTATAAAGAATACCTATCTCGATTGATTCCATCTGACATGGAGATTGAATCAGTTAATAAAAGTTTAAAAATAAACCTTAAACTCCAGGAAAACTCAACAAATAACTCTAGCACAGAAAAAATAGAAAATAAACTTAATGAGCAAGAAGAAAGTAGTTCTGATGAAATATCATTAGATGCTATTATAAATTTAATAAAACAAAACAGAGATAATAAAAAACTTATAAACAGGGTTTACAGAACATTAAGCTCATCGAGAGATATTGACGAATTAAAGGAGATACTCACAAACCTAGGGATTAGTAAAAATACATTTTCAGGTAGAAACTTACCTGCTGAAATTATATCGATAGTGGTTGGAGGTAGGTTAAACAATATTAAAGAGTTTTTAGACTCAACTACTACTAAATTCAATTTAAACGGTAGAGGTAACTTAGATCAAGGGTTTAGCAAAAGGTTTCCAACAGAAAAACTAGATGCTTTAGCAAATCTAGAAGGATTTAAAGATGGAGTTGCAATGGGGAAAGGCGAAGTTATATTTCCTATTGTATTCAGTAATGTTAAACTAAACACAGAATCTGCAGGAGATTTTTTAATAAATGGTAAAAACGCAGAACTCAAAAAAAGTCCAGGTGCAAGACTATCTGGAAGTAGAGCAAATACTCAATATAAGCCATTTTATAAAGAAAGTCCAAACACCTGGACGAGTGGAATACAGAATGATTTTCAATTAGGTAAGGAGAAAGACGAACTTGACAAGGTAATTAAACATATGAATGATTTCATAAAAAATGCGTATCCACAAAGCAAAGTAAGAATACAGCCGGACTCTACTAATGTTGTTTTAGATTTTGCTAAAGCTTCAATTGACAGTTACATAAGAGATAAAAACATAGATATATACATACTATTCAATAGCGAAACAAGAGACTATAAGTCATTCTACCCGGCCACAAACATACTACAGGCAATAGACCAAGGGGATGTACAAGTACACACTAAGGCAAATCCACAAGTAAAAGGTTTTTCATAAAATAAAATACAAGTTATGGCAAAACAGGACATTAAAAAAATAATAGCACAGGAATACTTAAAATGTAAAAAAGATCCTGTATACTTTATGAAGAAGTATTGCTATATACAACATCCTCAAAGAGGTAGAATTCTTTTCAATCTCTACCCATTTCAAGATGAAGTACTCACTAGATTTAAAGAAGAGAAATTTATAATTACTTTAAAATCTAGACAGTTAGGAATATCAACACTATCAGCAGGATATTCTTTATGGTTAATGATTTTCCATAAAGATAAAAATATCTTAGCATTAGCAACAACTCAAGCTACTGCTAGAAACCTTGTGTCTAAAACGATATTCATGTATGATCAACTACCTAAATGGTTGAGACTATCTCATGTTGAGAAAAATAAACTATCGTTAAGACTTAAAAATGGTTCAAAAATACAAGCTAAATCATCTAATACGGATGCTGCTAGATCTGAAGCTGTATCCTTACTATTAATAGATGAGGCAGCGTTTATCGATAATATTGAAGAGACGTTTACAGCTGCACAACAAACATTAGCTACAGGTGGACAATGTATGGCTTTATCAACTCCTAACGGTATTGGTAACTGGTTCCATAAAACTTGGGTAAAAGCGGAAGAAGGACAAAATTCATTCTTACCGATAAGACTTCCATGGACAGTTCATCCTGAGAGAGATCAAGCCTGGAGAGATGAACAGGATAGAGACCTAGGACCTAGGTATGCCGGTCAAGAATGTGATTGTGATTTCCTAGCATCTGGAGACACTGTATTTGAACCTGATGACTTAGCATTTTTTGAACAGACATATGTTACAGACTGTGCTGAAAGACGAGGATTAGATAATAATTTATGGATTTGGGAACAACCAGACTATACGAAATCTTATATGATTGTTGCCGATGTTGCAAGAGGAGACGCTACCGATTACTCTGCCTTCCATATCCTAGATTTAGAAACCTGCACACAAGTTGGGGAGTATAAAGGTAAACTTCCACCAAAAGATTTCGGAAACGTACTAGTAGGAATAGGTTCTGAATATAACGATGCATTACTGGTTGTAGAAAATGCAAATATAGGCTGGTCTACTATAGAACAGATTCAAGAAAGACAGTATAAGAATTTATACCATAGTGCTAAATCAAATACCGAAACAGTCGAGTCGTATATGCAAAAATACGAACGAGATAAACTTACCCCAGGATTCAACATGAATCTAAGAACTAGACCTCTTGTTATTGCTAAAATGATGGAATATGTAAGAGAAAGATCTACTACTATCCAATCAAAAAGGCTTCTTGAAGAGATGAGAGTATTTATATGGAAGAACAGCAAAGCTCAAGCACAAGTTGGATATAACGATGACTTGGTTATGGCTTTTGCAATAGGTTTATATGTTAGAGATACAGCTCTAAAACTGAGAACAGAAGGTATGAATTTGACTAGAGCTCAATTAAATACATTCTCTACTATGAACGATCGTAGAAATGCAGCAGGAGTTGTTGTTGCTAGTACTAGAAATAATCCGTATATTACTAAGACAAGGTACGGAGATCATGATCATTCATGGGTACTAAAGTAAAACATATTTATTATAAAATTACTAAATGGCAGATAGAGGATTATTCCAAAGACTGAAAAAAGTATTTTCTTCCGATTCCGTAATAAGGAATGTAGGAGGAAATCAAATTAAAGTTGCAGACATAAATAAAATTCAATCAACAGGGAAATACCAAACGAACTCCCTAGTTGACAGGTTCACAAGATTATATATATACAATAACAAAAATATATTTAATCCTAACCTCAATTACCAGACATTAAGAATACAGTTATATTCCGATTATGAAGCAATGGATACAGATCCTTTAATTGCATCTACTCTTGATATAATTTCTGATGAAGCTACACTTAAAGATGACAGAGGTGAGGTATTATCTATAAACTCATCAGATGAGAACATCCAAAGAATACTTTACAACCTCTTCTATGACGTCCTTAACATAGAATTCAACTTATGGTCATGGACTAGAAATATGTGTAAATATGGAGATTTCTTCTTAAAACTAGAAATATCAGAAGAATTTGGAGTATATAACGTACTGCCGTATACAGTATACCATATGGTACGACATGAAGGAATGGATCCATCAAACCCCGCTAAGGTGACATTTCAATTAGATCCCGACGGACTAGCTTCATCACAAGATCCGAATTATATTCCAAGAGACAACAGAAAAGTAATTGAATTCGATAATTACGAAATCGCTCATTTTAGATTAATATCAGATACCAATTATCTCCCATATGGAAGATCTTATATCGAACCAGCTAGAAAGATATTCAAACAACTAACCTTAATGGAAGATGCGATGTTGATACATCGTATAATGAGAGCTCCTGAGAAAAGAATGTTTTATGTTAATGTAGGACATATACCTGCTAATGAGGTAGAGCAGTTTATGCAAAAGACTGTTGATGGAATTAAAAAAACTCCTTATGTAGATCCTGAAAATGGAGAGTATAACCTAAGATTTAATATGCAGAACATGATGGAGGATTTCTACATGCCTGTAAGGGGAGGTGATTCATCAACTAGAATTGAAACAACTAAAGGATTAGAGTACGACGGTACAAATGATATCGAGTACTTAAGAGATAAAATGTTTGCTGCATTAAAAGTACCTAAAGCATACTTTGGATACGAAGGTGACTTATCAGGTAAAGCTACACTTGCAGCCGAAGATATAAGATTTGCAAGAACAGTTGAAAGGATTCAAAGAATAATGGAATCTGAGTTGACTAAAATTGCTCTAGTACACCTATATGCACAAGGGTTTAAAGGAGAGAGTTTAACAAATTTTGAAATTAAACTTACAAATCCTTCTGTAATATTTGAGCAAGAAAAAATAGCTCTTTTAAAAGAAAAGATAGATCTTGCAGATCAAATGAAATCATCTGGATTATTTCCTTCCGACTACATATACGAGAGACTCTTTGACATATCAGAGGATAAGTACATGGAATTTAGAAAACTTATGAGTGAAGATAGCCGTAGAGAATTCAGAAGAAGTCAGATTGAAAACGAAGGTAACGATCCTGCAAAATCAGGTAAGTCTTACGGAACCCCTCACGATTTAGCTACATTGTATGGTAGAAGAGCCGGTAATGGCGAGAAAGCTCCTATGATGGGAGAAGTTCCAGCAGGATACGAAGATCACCCTAAACCGCCTAAACATGGAGAACCTGGACCAGAAGGTGGTAGACCAAAGGAGAGAAAATCTATATACGGAACAAACTCGGCAAACATGGGTAGAGATCCATTAGGTAAACATGGAATGAAAGGAGGGTATCCAAGTGATAATGAGAATGTGAGTGAACAGGAAACTAATAACGGATTCACAAAAACCATCTTTAATAGAAACTCAGACATTTTTAATATAGATAGCAAACAGCTGATTTTTGAAAAAAATGATTCATTGTTAGATGATGATCTGTTAGATGAAAGAAAACTTAAATAGATTTAGATAACTTTCTACTATTTATTAACAAGATGTGCTAAATGTTTAAATATTTACACTTAAATACATTAAAGAATGCGTATAAAACACAGTAAATACAAAAACACAGGACTGATTTTTGAACTCCTGGTAAAACAAATTGCTGCTGATACATTAAGTAAGAAAGATTCTCCTGCTGTACAAATATTAAAAAAGTACTTCACAGGGAAGACTGCATTAGTCAGAGAATTCAAACTTTATGATTATATTATAAAGAAAAACAACATACATCAATCTCAAGCAGAAACTATTATATCTACTATTATAGAGGTTTCAAAAAAGCTTGACCCGAAAGTTCTCAAAAATCAAAAATATAGCTTGATTAAAGAAATAAAAAAGAACTATAACTTAGACGAATTTTTCTCGATCAACACTAGAAACTACAAGCCATTAGCTGCTCTATACTGCCTACTTGAAGCTCACAAATCAGAACAAATCTTTTCAGTTGACGCAGATTTCCTTATAGATAATAAAACAACTCTACTTGAACACCTAACACAAAGTAAACAAGATAAAGAAAAAGTAAAGGACGCTTTAATTGAAGAATACTCTAAATACGATAAGGATCTCAAATTAATTACATTTAGAATACTACTAGAAAAATTTAATTCAAAATATTCTAACCTCTTACCAGAACAGAAAAATATATTAAGAGAATTTATAACTTCAGTTAACTCATCTAGTAGGCTAAGGAATTTAGTTAATAACGAATTTTCTAAAATTGTAAAAGAGTTGAAATCGTTATCTCCTAAAGTTGATCATAAAATAACATCAATAAAATTAAACGAGATTACAAAAAGTATAAATCAAGTTCCTAAAACTAAAAAAATATCGGATATTCATCTTGTAGACTTAATGCAGTACTATGAGTTAATAAATGAATTAAAAAGCTTATGAAAATAAGTGAAGTAAATAAACTAGTAAAAGAATTGATGCTGGAAAAAGCTTTAGAGCTTAACGAATTAAGCGCAACATCAGCAGGAGGAGCTAGCTTTTCACCGGGAGCAGGAGCTCAATACGCTACTCCAAATGCATTCACCGGTAAAGGGAAGAAAAATAAAGCTACTAAATATTTAGAAAAACTAGGATATACAAAAGCAAAGTCTAAAAAAAGACCATATAATACTAAATTATTTGACTACTTACATGAGAACAATACAGGAAAAATATAGAGGAGTAATTAACGACAATTACCCTAAAGCGCAGTTTATAAGAGAAGCTAGATTAGAAATGCCTAATTTCATTTCATCTACTAATTCTTTTGAAGATGTAGTTTCGATTCTAAAAAATAAAGGAGTGTTGACTGAAGAGAAAAAAGAATACTCAAACCCTACACCCGGCTATCCGTTAGAAGCTTTAGAGAGAGGTATTGATGCTGAATTAGAAGCTAAAGGAGTTAATACAGCTACTGAAACTCCAACAGAAGAGGAATACGATAAAGCGAAAGAAAAGGCTGTAAAGAATTTAGAAAAAAACCCTAACCACTACCTACATTTAATGTCTGGGGATTCAAATAAAGTTGACAAGCATGATCAATTTAAGGAATTTAAAGATAAGGACAAAGTAGATACAATTAATGGATTAAAGAAAGCAAAACTTAACGAAGACTTCGAAGACTACGAAAGACTATCTAGAGAAATCGAATTTAATATCTCATCAGAGAGAGACGATTTCGATATTGAAACATCATCAGATGATCTCGATAAATTAAAAGACGAGCTTGAAAGTATGGGATACGACGTAGAAGGTATCTTAGCAAACGGAACTATGGAGGATTTAATCAATTCAGTTTCCAGAGAAGATAAGCAAAGACTATACGGGAGATATGATGTGTTTGATGATTACGGTGACAGTGTAGATGAACAAGAAAAAGACATATCAATAGACAAAAAAATATCTGCTAGTAAAGTAATGAGAATTGCCAAACTAGCCGGCAATACAGTACCTGATGCTGAAGACGAAATTAAAGAACTAATAATTAGGTTTGGAGAGGAAGTACCTGTTCATAAAGTAAAAGACATACTAAATAACTACGATCTCTCTCAAATGAAACTAAGAGAAGCCGCTAACATGCAAACTACTAGTAAAATTGGTAAAAGGTACTTAGTAGATATGGGAGATGGTTCACAAGAAAATTTAACAGTAGCTAAGACCTTTGTTTTTAATCCTCCTAAAGGTAAAAAAGAAAATGGATTCTATTCAAAAGAATATGGAGAAGAGATGGCATTTTTAGATTCAATGATAGTAAAGCCAGTTAAGGAGGGAATACATGATAGAGACATAACTTCAAACCCTCAAACCAATGCCGGCTTACGTACAGATATATCTCCACAAGAAGAACATATAAGAGGTTATATGTACATAAGAAAAATTTCCCCTGTATTAAAGAAATATAATGTAAGTTTCAAAGATTTTATTAGAATGGCTGAAACAGATGATTTAACTTCTAAGGAATTAGATGATTTAGATTATATTGAAGATAGGATAGAAACTCATTTATCTTTAAGAGAAGCTGTAAACGAAGGAAGAAGACCTAAACTCAAAGGAGGAAAAGCTATTAAAGAAAATGATTACGAATCTGGAGGATATGTTGATACAATGGGACCTCAACTAGACTCTGCAATTAATAAGGTATTAAAAGTATGGGATCAGTGGAGAAACGGTCCTATGACAGAACCAGGTATGATTCCTTTTGCTAAAAAAGATCTAATTGAATACTTTTCTAATAAATTAGAAGAAAAGTTAATGGAAGAAGAAAAAGCAAATAAAGATTACGACGGAGACGGTAATATAGAATCACCAGAAGACGAGTACTTAGGATCTAGAGACAAAGCTATAAAAGCTAATATGGACGAACAAGGAGTTGAAAAACTAAAAGAACTATTCAAGAAGTCTATTATTAACATGCTTCAAGAAAATAAGATACCTTTACACGAAGCTAGTACAGAAAACCTAGAAGAGTTTGTGCATTACGAAAACGAACAAAACGAAGATCTTGCTAGTAGAATCAGAAAAGGAGCAGCAGAATTAGAAGATGTTATTGGGTCTTTAGAGAAAGAGCACATTAACGTAAGAGAAAAAGTAGAAGGTATTTATAAAGACATAGGATCTTTTATGGCTCCAGCGGTAGCAGCAGCTTTTAAAAAAGACATAGCACCTGTCCTTAGTAAACTACACAACATAAAAGTACCGAAAGGAAAAAGATTATCACCAGAAGAAATGGAAGAATTGGGAATAGATCCTTCTAGTACTACAGGTACAGTGTTTTCGTTAAAAGAAGGTAAAAAAACAAAGTACACTAAAAGAAAAAACTAAGATGGAAAAATTTGATATTCACAACTGGCAAAAGAAATACTTAAGTAATAGCAATAAACTTAAGAATAACTCAGGTATCTTAAAGGAAATACACAACCCTTCAGGCACAGCTTCTTTTAATAAATTAGTTAAGCTTCTACAAGCATCTGTACAACAAGCCAAACTAGTACACCAAGACGGACAAGATAACCGAGAAGATTATGAAGGCACAGAAGGCGTAGATGTAGGACTACTTTTAGAACAAGTATGGAACGCATTCTCAACTGGAGACGAAAACGATAATTCTGAAAGAGAAGAAATTTTCAAATAAAAATACTACAATGAATAATTTATTAGTAGAAGTACAACCTTTCAAACCTATAATCCGAGAGTCTAAAGACAAACCGGGAGTATTTGAGGTTGAAGGTGTAATGCAGAGAGCAGGAGCTAAGAACCAAAACGGCAGAGTATATAAGAAAGAAATTCTTGAAAGAGAGTGTCAAAATTATATCAACGAATTTGTTAAAAAAGGAAATGCTTTCGGAGAATTAGACCATCCAGAGTCAGCCGTAGTATCTTTAAAAAACGCTTCACATGTAGTGAAAGATTTATGGTGGAAAGGAGACGACCTTATGGGTAAAATTGAACTACTTAACACCCCTTCAGGTAATATTGTCAAAGAGATTATTAAAGCAGGTCATACAATA